AGAGATCGATCACGGCGTGATAAAGTTCCGTACAGTTTATGGAAAAATCAAAATTTTATCCAGTCAACGCCGGGTGCTGTAATTGATTACGATTATATTCTCAAAGCAATAAACGAAGCCGCAAGGACATATGATTTAAAAGGCATAGCATTTGATTCATGGGGAAGCGCCAAAATAATTCAGGAAATTGAGGAACACGGGTTAAATGTTTTTCAATTTCGGCAGGGTTTCGCTTCGATGAGCCCGCCTACGAAAGAATTATTAAAATTAATTCTGGAAAAGAGAATTACTTTTCCGTCGAATCCTGTTTTACGGTGGTGCGCGTCAAATGTTGTCGTCGAACAGGATGCTGCGGGGAATATGAAAATCTCAAAACGGCGAAGTATCGAAAAGGTTGATTTAATGGTGGCGCTGGTTATGGCGTTGGATATTTCAATAAGAAATATGAAAAAGGAGGTTGTACCAAATATAGCTTGGATTTGATGCACTAAGCATCTTTTAAAAACAGGCAGGCAAGGGATTAGCTACCCCGAACCTAAAAGCAAAAAAGGCATGTCGGTGCCGACACATCGATGTGCCTTTTTTTGTTGCCTGTATCAAATTAAATTGAAAGAAATCAGGAGGTTAAATGGAAAAAAGAAGTTTTGAAATCGATATTGGAACCGTCCGGGCGGAGTCAAGAACCGTGCAGGCAAGTTTAAGCAGTGAATTTCCTGTTGAACGATACAACGGCGAGGAAATCTTGCGACACACGCCGGAGGCCGTGGACTTGAGCCGGGCACCATTGCCACTACTGCGGGCACATGACAACACATCATTACCCGTTGGCGTTGTTGAAGGATTGACAGTCAGTGACGGCAAGTTGAAGGGAACAATCCGGCTATCGGCAAACGAGGACGGTCTATGGACTGATATCAAGGACGGCATTCTTAGGAATCTGTCAATCGGCTATCGAGTCATTGAGAAACAGAAAACAAAACGGGGATTTATTGCAACGAAGTGGATGCCTTACGAGTGTTCACTTGTAGCGGCACCGGCAGACAATACCGTGGGAATTGGAAGAAATTACAATAACAACAATAACAACAACAAAAAAGGAGCAAACAAAATGGATCGTAATGACATTTTAAAATCTAAAAAAGCGGCAATTGATGAAATGGCAGAGCTGGCAAAGTCCGGCGAAAATGCGGAAAGATTACAGGAATTGAAACTCGAAATCAGGGCTTTTGATAGCAGGTTGGAAGCGCTGGACATGGCGGACAAAGCAAAGAAAGATCACAAAACTTTTACCCCGGACATTAAAAAAGAAAACCGCTCGATCATCGAGGTAGTTGGTGGGCCGGTTACAAACCGAACGTATTCGGGAATGTTCAATCAGGGCCGGACACTGGAAGTCAACGAAGACGAAATCAGAGCTTTCCGTGCTTCGATGACTGAGGGGATCCCGTCCGGCGGTGGGTTCAGCGTGCCCGAGCCCTTGGCCGCCCAGTGGTTGGACAGTTCCATTGAGAGTGAAATTATCCGTCCCCGTGCTACTGTGTACCCGATGGAATCAGCAAGCCGATCTGCAATCGGATGGGATGTATCAAACCAGTCAAGCTCCCTCTTCGGCGGTTTCGCAATGGAATTTCTTGCGGAAGAAGGGACGGGCAACAAACAGGTGGGCAAACTCAGATCTATCAAATTGACAGCGAAAAAGGGTGCAATCTTTGTCGATGCGAGTTCCGAATTGATAGAGGATGGCATGGGCTTCGATTCCCAGCTCGATTTAGCCATGCGTTCATCAATCGGTTTTGGGATGGACGAGTACTTCATAAATGGTGTAGGTGCTGGCCAGCCGCTTGGAATCCGCAATGATCCTGCAAAAATCACGGTAGCGAAGGAAACAGGACAGGTTGCCGACACCCTTGTTTACAATAACTTCTGCAAAATGTTCGCCCGCATGTATCCGGCTGGTAGGCAGCGTGCGATTTGGCTGATTAATGACACAGCGATCCCGCAGTTGTTAACCTTGTCCGTACCAGTTGGCACGGGTGGAAGCGTTGTTCCGGTAATGTCCGAATACAACGGCGTCTTCACAATTTTAACCCGTCCGGTCATTTTCACCAGCCACTTGCCCATTTTGGGTGATGCGGATGACGTGATGTTCGTTGACTTGAGCCAGTACGCTGTTGGTCTGCGACGCGGTTTGAGATTGGAGAAATCCAATATCCCCTCATGGACACAGGATTTAATGTCTTACCGTGCTTTGCTGAGATTTGACGGAATGGGCACCTGGAACTCAGCTATCACTCCGAAAAATGGGGATTCGCTGTCTTGGTGCGTCGGTCTGGCTGAAAGAGCAGCTTAATCTTAATTTAACTACTAATCAATTTTAAAATTTATAATTATTCAAAGGAGACTTAAAAATATGAATTTACCAGAAATTAAAAAAATAGTTCCGGTCGGCAGTTACCTTGACCTTAATAGTGCGGCGGCCGTTGATTGCGATTCGATAAACATGAGCAAATTTTCTAAAGTTACATTTTTGATTCAGTGTCATACTTTAGCAGGTGCAAGCGCGGATGTGAAACTTTATAGTGGTGCTACCGATGGGGCGAAAACTTCGGCCCTCACATTCAACTACGCCTTTGGTTCAGCGGCGCAGGGATCAGCGAGTTGTGATGTTTTGGCTACATCGGCAAGTGCTTCAGTGGTGGAGCTTACCCACGGTACTTATGACGATTACCTGCTCATCGTCGAAGTTGATTCCTCTGCAATGGATGTAGCAAACAATGAGGAATGGCTGACCCTGACATTCGAAGATACCGACACGGGCGCGACTGGCAACGTTACTGTTATTGCTATCCTTGACCCTCGTTTTGCTGGCAATTGCAGTTCATCGGCTTTGGCGTAACGTAATCTTTTAAACCATCGGGGGAGCTTCGGCTTCCCCTTTAATTAAGGATTTGGACATGAAATTCAGAATACCATTTTTCAATAAAAAAGAAGAAAGGTCATGGGCGAATCTGGACGCTTTCGAGGGTCGGGAAACGTCCAGCGGCATACATATTAATGAAACAGTGGCGCTGGGGATTCCGGCTGTCTATGCTTGTATCCGCGTGTTGAGTGAGGCAATAGCCTCCTTGCCATTGATCGTTTACGAGCGGTTTCCGGATGGAGATAAGCAAAGGGCAAAGGATTTTTCTCTTTATAGAATATTACATGATGAATGCAATCCGTTAATGACATCCTTTGAGCTTAGGGAATTGCTTGTAGGGCATTTATGCCTACGTGGTAACGCCTATTGCTTCATTGAGCGCGACAATGGTGAAGTTGTGGGATTGTGGCCATTGCACCCGGATAAAGTGACTGTTGAAGTCTCAGGCAGAGAATTGATTTATCGGTACCAAAACAACGGAGTTGAAAAAAATTATCCGATGTCCGACATTTTACACATCCGGGGCTTATCTTCGGACGGAATTGTCGGCTATAGTCCATTGACTCTTTTGCGTGATTCTTTCGGTCATGCCAAAGCCGTTTCCGAATACTCAAGTTCGTATTTCAAGAACGATGCTAGTCCCGGTGGGCTGCTTGTTTCTCCAAATTCCTTAAATGCTCAGTCTATGTCAAATTTAAGGAAAGCCTGGGAACAAGGGCATTCTGGTCAAGGTAAGCATCACCGCGTTGCCATTATGGATTCAGGTCTGGAATGGAAATCAATAGGCATTTCTCCGCAGGATAGCCAGTTGATCGAATCTCAGAAATTTTCCGTCGTCGAGATTGCCAGAGTTTTCCGGGTGCCGCTTAATCTGATAATGGATTATGAACGATCAACATACAGTAACGTGACCGAACAGAACCGCAGTTTTTTAACGCATACCTTGCAGCCGTGGTTGACCCGAATCGAGCAAGCAATGATAAAAACCCTTCTAACGGAATCGGAAAAATCTAAATATATTGTCGAACATTTGACTCAAGGATTTCTGCGAGCTGATACCAAAACTCGATACGAGTCCTATAAGATTGCCGTGGATGCGGGATTCCTTACTATCGATGAAGTGAGACAGTTAGAAAATCTCAACAAGCTCGAAGGACAAGGGGGAAGCAATGGAAAAGATAAAAACTTGTAATGAGTGTGAAAATCGGGAAAGCTGCAAAACCCCGTGTGATGAAGTGAACAAAATCCTCTGGGAAGGCAACCGTGTCATGGAAAGGAATTTTGGTGACTTTATTATGTGCTATCCGCAAAAAAAGGAAGTCCATTTCTCAGAAGTAACAGACTATAAACTTGATGAATTTTCGGACGATACCGTTTTCCCGTGGAGTAGTGGGGATTACAAGCTACGGCAAACCAACGTTTTCATTGACAAATTCTTCAATCGAGCCTCAACAAGCGAATTGGCGGAAAGATATGGAGTTCGAGCCTCTGTAATTTCCACTATGTATAAAAATTCCCTAGAACGAATTGAACAGATTTTAAACTTATTGGATTTACGGGCAAGTGGAATCAAAAACATCAAACCCGACCGATTTTCCGAAGATCAAAAAATGTTCCTACTAGTCCACATCTTCAGATTTAACGCGGCGGAGGTTGCTGAGATGTTCCACCATGGGAAGGACTACACGAGTGGGAAGTTAAACAGGATGGCGGATAAATACAAAGCAATTTTTGACGGGAACGAAAACGCACAAAACGCAGCTTGACAAAGTGCCTTGACGAGTTTTTAAAAAAAATGTATTTTATAATCCTCTAAATCATTACCGGAAGGGCACCCGTAGTGTCTATTTTTATTTGTGGCATAAACTTAAATTTAGTCGTGGAATCCCGTATTCGTAAGAACCGGGGAGGTTTGTAATGAGCCTTGAGAGTTCCACGGCTTTTTTTATTTGAGTGTGTTATTTAAGTGAATGTATTATAAGAAAGGGTAAACTATACCAGTTTAAACATGAACCACGGGGCCGGGTAACTGAAAATTATAAAAAGGAGGGTTTAAATATAATGACTAATGATGAATGTTTTCAAGCTGCATTAAAAATGATTCAGGTAACACCGGAAACTTATGAAAGTTTAAATCCAAGTATGATATTAAAACT